ATAACCCTAAGGTAGCCATAAGGATACAACAGCTCCGGCAGCCAGCTCTCGATAACCTGGCTTGGAATCTTGACAGGATCGTGGATGAATACGCGCGGAACGTGCAACTTGGCAGGGCCACTAATGACAGGGGTGCCCCCGTTGCACTGTCTGCGTCCAATGGTGCCATCACTGGCATTGGCAAGGCGTTAGGGATACTAACGGACCGTGTAGATGTCAACGTCACTCACACGCTTAAACCCGGCCTCAGTCTGGAAGAATTGGAATCAAGGGTAGTCCGCTTGGTGGCTCTTGAAGCTGGCATCGTGGACGGACAAGCTTCAATCGTAGAGCCTGTAGTGGACATTGTGAATCCCATCACAAGTGGAGATTGAGCCTAGTGTGAATTCCATCACAACCAGTTCTTCCATTGGACCAAGGGTAGTCAGGAAGGTGGGGGGACCCGTAGTAGGAGGGTAGGTAGGCTCTCGGCGAGCATCCTAAACATCCAAGAGTCCCTGTGCCAAAAGGCCACTGTGACGCTGAAGTACTGGGCACACTGTAACAAAGGAAATAAACAGTTAGGAGTCCCTTATGCAGTGGCAAGCTTGGTCTATATTTGGTATAACTTCGTTAGGGATGATGGTAACATGGGTTGTGATGACGGTTATTATGGGACTGTGAGATAAGAAGTTAGGAGTCCCATAGAAGGAGGTATCATGGCAGGACATGGAATCAAACTTAAGCCCAGAACAGTGCCAAAGAAGCCGGCAAAGCCTAAGTACACCTAAGGAAGACTATTTATCCTAGATTGATTGCCGCTGGGTGGTGTACATGACCACTTACCTGGAAGACATTCAGAAGGAAAAGCTCCTCACTCAGTATGCCATGGCTCAGAGGAGCTTTAGGCATTTCCTGCCGTTTGTGAAAGTACCTGTCTCTGGCGTAGGCATGGTACCTATAGAAATGTGGCCCTACGTCGAAGAAATGGTCACGGATCTAGAGAACGAACGGCTACTCAACCGGCCTAAGTCCCGTAAGATCGGCATGACTACTATCTTATCTTCCTATGCTCTCTGGAATGGGATGTACGTGCCTAGATCTCTAGTTCTTGATATATCCAAGTCAGAGCGGGACTCCAATGAGTTCCTAGCCAAGTCCAGAGCTATATACCTGGAATTACCGCCGGAACTTCAAGTACCCCTGGGGCAAGGTACGGATTTTCCTAATAATATGGAGCAGATGAGCTTCATTAATAACGGTAAGATCATGGCTTTGCCCTCTACTAAAGATGCAGGACGTGGTTTGGACCCTACCATCTGTATCCTGGATGAGGCGGACTTCCATGAATACCTCGAAGAGGCATACAACTCCATCAAACCTGGGCTAGATGATAATAAAGGTCAATTAATACTGACTTCCACTATTAACCCGGCATACATGGGAAGTCTTTTCCAGAGTATATTTCATAATGCACCAGGGAACCACTACTCAGCAAAGTTCTATGGATGGGAAGCAAGGCCTGGTAGAACTGAGGAGTGGTATGCTGATACCAGGGCAGAATATGCCGACCTTGCCTCATTTGAGAAAGAGTTTCCTAAGAATGAAGAGGAAGCGTTCTCCCCAGCTAAGACCCTCGCTTTCTTTGACCGGGACATTCTAATGGATATGAAAGAGGACACAAAGAGTCCCATTGAGGTACTACATACTCAGAACAACGTCCAGGTTAATATCTACCAGAGATTCCAAGCCGGCAAGAGGTACGCTGCTGCAACGGATACCGGACACGGTATAGGGAAAGACGACTCCGTAACAGTACTTTTAGATGTAGTTACCGGTGTGACAGCGGCAGACATCAAAAGTAATGTGATAGACCCCACGGAGTTCGGGATAGCGTCAGTAGAACTACTAAATATGTATGACTCCCCCATATGGGCAATAGAAGACAATGACTGGGGGATCCAGGTGATTAGGATCGCTCAGGAACTGAAATACAAAAGACTCTACTTCCGTGAGACGGATAAGCCAGGTTGGCATACCTTTGACACAGCAGCCCATATGACTCCGGGAAGCCGTTTTGTCATGTGGGGGGACCTAGCAAGGGCAGTACATGATAGAATGCTTACGATTTTTAATGCTGAAGGCCTTGCTCAATTCCTGACCATCATCCGAAACCCAAGGGGAGGAAAGATTGAAGGTCAACAAGGATCTAAGGACGACTACCCCATGACAGTCGGGATAGCCTGGCAAATAAGGGGCCATGCAAGAGTGGCTGGAAGAGACCGGGGTAAAAGACAAGAGAGGACCGATTTTGCGCCTACAAGACGGATAAGCAAGTACATGTGGGGAGTTACAGCTAGGTAATGGTTGATCTTGCGGAAAAACCCACTACTGGATCTATCAAGGACATGCACCAGCACCTTGCTCGCATCTGGATGGAAGCTCATGGTGTATTTAAGTTAGTAGACACCTTCTATGAGCGTACCTTCGATCTCTGGGAACATGGTGTTAAGCGCCCCAATCTTCATCCCATGAAGCCCAGGTCCATCATTGATACTGCCCTGGATCAGCTAATGGGGCATGAGGCTCAGGTTCATAGGTTTGGGGAGGATGAAAGTAAAGCGGAAGACCGAGACCAAGTTGAAAAGACCATGAATGCCATCTTCCGGCAAGCTGCTCTCCAAGAAGTATCCCTCTCCCATAAGCAGGCAGGCAAGCACCTCCTTTTATATGGCTACTCTATAGTTGAAGATTCCATCCATGGTCCTACTCTCCAGGTCGCTCAATCTGATAAGCCCGAGCAAGAAACAGGAGAGGATAAGAAAGACTTCGAGATGCGTATCCGACTCTGGCAGCATCGACAGAAGACCGCGATGCCCTTTCGTATCCGGGCCCCTCATCCCACAACTGTCCTTATGGACCCAATGCACAAGGAGCCTAGGGTTGCTATCAAGGTGGATAGGTGGACAGTTCAGGACCTCGTGGATATCACCACACTACGGAAGGAGCAAGAGCGCGGTGATGTCGAGATCTTTAAAGCCGAGAATAGTCACCTATTCGGTCTATTTAACACTCAAAGTAACCCATTCAACTTAGTAAAAGCGTTCGAGTACTGGACTATCGACTGGCATGCTCTCATGACCGAGAATCAATTGTTGATTGTGGAGCCTAATACCTGGGGATTCGTACCTTTTTCGCATGCCTTCTCCGGCTGGGGCCAGGAGCCTTCTGACAGAGAAAGGATTAATCCTGTGCTTCTCGCAGTCGGGATGATACAGCATGCCATGGATGACCTACGAATGGACGCTCAAGCGATAGCGGGTAGGCATAATGCGCTGATAGAAGCCACTTTCTTCAAAACAGGGACCACCGAGGAGGCGTCGGAACTAGAAGAGCAGATGGCTACCTCGGATATTATTAATCTACCAAGTGGTGAGACCTCAGTTTGGCCTATAAAATCCCCTCAACTGCCAAGATGGCTCGAAACACTTGAAAACAGCATCGATAAGGACCTGGAAGAGGGTACTTTTACCCGTTCTCTCGGTGGAATCCGAGATGTTGGCGTCTCTACCGTGGGGCAGCAAGCCATACTTAATACTGCCGGCCACAGGAAATTCGTGCCTATAAACATCCAGATGCAGGGCCTGGGAACTAAATCTCTTGAGCATATCTTGCAGTGGATTGACGTTCTAGACCTGGACCTCACAGTCGAAGGCCATAATATCAACAGGAATATGCTTGGGGGAGACTATTCAGGCAGAGTTACGTTCCAAGTAGTTGACCCAGTGCTGCAACTACAAGAGAGGCAGCAAGCCCTTAGAGAATGGCAGGCCGGAGCAATGTCTCTTGAGACCTTCTGGAGTGTATCCGGTAGAGAAGACTCTGCCGGCGAGAGACAGAGACTTGCTCAAGACCAAGTGTACGCTCATCCTACAATTAACGAGGAAATGGTAAAGATAGAGGCTGAGAGAATAGGGCTGCTAAAGCTCCTACAGGCCCAGAGTAGCAGGACTCAGGGTCCAGGAGCTAATTCAGTAGAGAGTGGACAGTCAGAGGTCTTGGGCCCTGACGGAAGGCCCCTGGAGACTACTCTTCAGGGGGGGACTGGGCAGACTGGGGAGCAGTTGAGGCAGCCGATTACAGGGCAGGTAGCTAGGCCATCAAGAAGCGGTCAGAATTTGGCAGGATAACACAATGTGTCTTATTTGCGGAGCATTCTGTGGCTATTGTGGAGTTAAGTTAGAAAATGGCACGTAGAAATCCCTTAGAAAAAGCTCTCGACCACGTAACTGACGACTTCAGAAGGCGATTGACTTCAGTAAAATCCTCCAATGCTGTTCCACTAGGGGAGGAAGAAGTCACTCCAAGGGAGTTCAGGTCCCGGTTTGCTAAGATGAGCGAGACTGACCGCAAGAAAGTCTTGGATATGCACGGCCAAGCTGAGATTATCAGACAGTTGAAGGGTAGATAATGACACATTTTAGGCAACCTGGACTAACAGATGCTCAGTACGAGGCCCAGCATGCTAAAAAATTAGGTGCTGATGAAGTCATTAAATTTCCGACATTGATGGGTGTATCCGGTATGGCCAGTGGAGAGGATGGGGATCCGGAAGATATAGCCCCTTCCTGGCTTATAGGCATGCGTTTTCAGGCCATTCGCCGGGATGATGGTAGCCACATTGTCCTAGATAGACTTACAGGAGGCCCCTTAAGAAATCCTGACAAAAGCATAATGATACTGGCCCCGGCTGCTCCTGACGATCCTGACAAGCCTAATATTAGCTTCCATACAGATCCTAATACAGGGGCTTTCTTCAGCTTCGATCAAACCTCCGGGATACTGACTGTAATCAGTAAGGAGGACCCTAATATACACAAAGGGTTCCAGTACGTACCTACGGCTCAAACAGCCATAATTAATGCTGGGTTAGATCCTTCTACATATAATTATGTCTACGAAGATGGGAAAGTTGTTCCTACGCTAATCGAACAAATACCTCCCTCCCAGGAGAGTTTCTTTACAGCCACTGATGCCAGTGGGCAACTTCTGGTTGTGAGTAGATTGACAGGGGAAACGACAAAGGTAGGGGCGGCTCCTAAAGGTGATGATGTCCCCGCTAAGGCGACCGTTGAAATAGACCCTCTTACTAAGCAGTTCAAAGTTACTCAGCCTAACGGTCGGATCAGCTTCCTTGAAGCCCCAAAGGATATTGAAAAGCCCACAGAAGTAACGATCGGTGACCAGACTTTCGCCTTTAATCCAAACACTGGTGGATTCCAGCAGGTACAGGAGCCACCACGGCCGGCAAGAGAATTCGATCCGGATGTCAGAACAATTAAAGGCAGAAAGTTTATCCAAGGCCCCGATGGACGGCTTACGCTTCTACCCCCAGAGTTTCAGCCTGGGGTAGTGACGGTTGGTGGCAGGAAATTTATCCAGAGTCCTACTGGGGGGCTCACACCCCTGGAGCAGCAATTCGAGCCTGGAGTTGTAACCGAAGGAGATAGAGAGTTTACCCGAGATGCTTCTGGCCGGCTCACACCTCTGTCACGGGAATTTGATCCGGACGTGGTGACAATTGGCGAGCGGGCCTTTATCCAAGGACCTGGAGGAGCACTCACTCCACTGGGAAGAGAGGAAGTCCCCAATCTAGATGAGCTGATAAACCAGAGAATCATCTCCGGAGACGCTCCTGGGGCACTCGCTCTTTCTGATTTCCGTGACAGGCCTACATCACTAGAAGCATTCAATGCGGCTATGCAGTTCGCCCAATCTCCGGGCGACGTTGCGGCTATTTCTGCTATATCCCGAGGTCAAACCTTAGTGAGCCCTCCCCCTACTGGGGATGTACAAAGAATCGCCGAACAGCCTGAGTTCTTACAGGATGCCTATAGTAGGTTGATAAACCAGTTCAGGGGAGGAACCGGTAGCCCAGAGCAATTCATAGATGTACTTACCCGGATAAATAAAGAGGCTGATGATAGGAAAACTTCTCTGGTGGCCCAAGAGCGGGAAGCTACAGCATTGAAGGAGAAGAATCAGCAACTGACGTTTTCAGCTCAAATGGCTTCTGCTTTAGTCCCTTTTCGTGAGCAGATAGCGAGTTTGAGCAGTGAACTAGCAGCCTTCAAGACTACAGCAGGAGGTACAACAGCTGGTGCAGCAGTTGGTGCAGCAGTTGATTCTGGGGATACTGGAGGTGTTCCTGGTACTTCTGGTACTCCTTTCCCATTTGATGCCACTGTAACTTCTCCCACTACGGACGCTTTCAATGAAGGTGCAAAACTGGCAGTGGCATCAGGTTTGACTGGTGATGCGGCTCGCCATTTTGCCCTTCAATTTGTAGAACAGCAGGAAGAAGAACTGGGGGAAGAAGCAGTAGGTGCTGGAACAGGAGAAGATCCACAATCAGTGGATCCTGCTAGTCTGGAGGAAAGACTTGCTAGAGTAGATGCACAGAGGGAGGGGAATAAGGCTAGAAGGGAACGTGAGAATATTCTGGTGCAACAGCGGAAGCGGGAGCAAGATGCACGGGATAATATCGCTGCCACTGGCACTACTCCTCCTATGGAAGGGTTTTCTAGGCTACCTACATCCGAAGATGAATTAATAGCTGAGTCATATTTGGACGAACCAACTATGCCTGCTGCTTTTAAACAAGAGATCAGGATGGAACACCGACTTGGGAGGGATGAGGCGGTAGGCGCCCCGTTAACCCCTTTACAGATGGACCAGATCAGTCAGGGAGTCTATCCCCCGCCACCTTCTGTGCCACTACTTCCCCCGGCAAAGAAATCGGGCGAGAAGACTGCGCTTACCCCTTTTCAGATGGACCAGCTTAGTCAGGGAGTCGATGCTCTCCGTCATGGTGGCATTACATCAGGCTCCAACCTGGAAATAGTGGGAGAAGGTGGGGCAGAACTGGTAGACCTTCCTCCTGGCACCAGAGTAACCCCCTTGAGCAAGTTGGGTAAAGATAAGGTAAAAAAGCTCAAAGAGATGGGAGTCATTGGAATGCAGGAGGGAGGTATAGTAGGCCCCTTGTTGCCTTTCGGAGTGCGTAGGGCTCTTGCTGGCGGAATAATTGAGCCTACTAGAAGGAGGCTATCAAGAGCAGCCGGCCTCCCTGTTCTGTCTGCTCAGGCAAGGCAGAACTTGCTCCCTGAGGAACTGGATGTATTCAATAGACTCTCTAGGGAAGCTGGAATACCTGAAGGGGCTTTCAAGCAGGAACAACAATCAGCGTTCCCAGGTGCTAACTTAACTAGAGGTAGGACAAGATTCGCTCCTAGGGTCCTTAGGTAATGGCATTCACAATTCCCATAGAAAGCATTGAGCTTAGGCAGCTAAGAAGGGCGGCTGAACGACGGCAGGCTGAGTTAAGAAGGCAGGGATTCACCCAAGGCGAGATTCCAGATCTTCCCATCCCTCCCCTTCCTACTCCATTGCCCTTGGAGCAAGAACTCATACCAGAGCGGGTTCCAGGTCCAGTCCCCACACCGCAAGTACCAGTTGCTCCTCCACCAGGACCAAGGACTCAAGTTCCTCAGGCGGGGGCTCTTCCTACTGCCACTCCGCAACGCCTTCCGGGTGAGACATTTAACGTGGAGGGAATCGCCCAGATACAAAAGTTTGTATTAGAGCCTCTGGAGGCTTTGTCGGAGGCTGTAAGTCAATCCCAGCCATATAGTATTGGCGATATATTCGACCCTGAGTTGCGGGGTATGCTTCTTCCCCCAGGGGGGCCAACTCAACTGGACCCGCAGCCTGATTTACTGCCTTTATTCCAAGGAAAAGCGGGACTACAAGAGACCGGGCAGAGACTGTTGGAGAGTTCCGCGGAGCGGTCGGTTGCTGGTCAGATAGCGACAGGAATCTACGATCTTACCTTACCCTTTCCGGGGATTGGAATGGGAAAGCTAGCAGGTAAGGGGGCTCAAGCTGCTAAAGTGGCCCTTGCGACAGAAAGAGCCCTCGCTGCGGGTACGGGGCCATTTAAGATTCCTCCTCAAGGAGTCATCCGAGCTAGTGACTCACCTCCAGGCGTAGCTCCCAGCGCCCCGTTACCAGAGCAACCGGGGCCAATTGCGGGCCCTCCCGGCCCCCCACCCCTCGGAGCGGCCACTCAACTGCCCCCCGGTGCTGTACCGCAGGTTGCTCCGGTGGTGCCGGGTAATATAATCAGTAGGATAGTGAGGACTAGTGCTGGTCGGTTCTTCATGGGTGAAGACACGACTCGCCTAATGGACAAGAATCTGAATGCCCTAACGGTTGATGAGCTTAACGGCGTCCTCGCGGAAGCACTGAGAGGTGTTTCTTCTAGTTCTCCTGGTGTCAGTAGAGACGCGGATCGTTTAGCGAATGCCTTATTTGAAGAAGCAGCACGCCGTGGCTTGCGGCGTGAGCAGTTAGAAACTAACATCTGGCCGACATTTACTGCCCCTGAGACGGCAATAGCCCCGTCGCAAGTGCCTGAAGCACCGTTAGCAGGTGTCCCGCCGGTCAGACCTCCTACGGAGCTTCCGACTGGGGCAATACCGCCACCTGATCCCATACCAGGCCCCCCAGCTAATATTACTCGGGCCCTTGAACAAGCCGAGTCGTTCAGTACCATAGATGCTCCCGGGTTCGTGGGTAGAGCAATAGATAAAATCCCTGGAATCAGTAACATCCAGCAGTATCTCCGGCCAGCCAATAAACTCCCGCCTAAGATTCAAAATGCTTGGGTTGCATCAGGTGGGGAGAGGGCTGCATTTGCTACCGATCAATTCCCGAGCAGGTCTAGGATATTTCAACAGATTGACGATTTATTCGGCTCTCGTACAGTAGATGAGTCAGGACGCCGAGTACGAGGCCCGTCGCCAGTAGAGGGAGGTAAGACTAATGTTAGATTCATTGGCCCTGAGTCTGAACGAGTAGGCATCGAGGGTACTATCCTAGATATTGCTCAAAGACCTCAGTTCTATGACCTCACTGACGAGATGAGGGCCTTTCTTACTGAGTGGCAAGTGAGGCAGAGCCGATTTCAGCAGGAATTAATCCAGGGGTATGGGGCTAAGGTAGGTGAATTCATTCCTGCTCAGGAAGGGAGCGTGTTTCTCCGCAATGTAGATAAGGGAGAAGATATGCTTACGGCCATGAACCTCAGCGAAGAGCAGGCCATACGGCAAGGGGCAGGCAAAACCAGGGTCTTTGAGACTGCTGCTGACCGTATGAGATCTAACCCTGACTTCGATCCTGTTGTGGATATCCGGAAGCTCCAGAGCGGGATGGACGATTGGAGATCTGCCGTCGCCGGCAATCAAGTATTCAAGGAAGGGGTAGGTGGACTTACTCGGGTTGAGGCCGTAGCCCTGAAGCATCCTGATCTACTCAAACTCAAAAACAGCATCACTACCCGTATTTCAAATATCAAGGCCCGGATCAGCACTGCTGAGGGGCAGATGACGACTTCCGGTACTGAGATTATCCGAGTAAGTACAAGGCTGAATAATGCTACTAAGAAAGCCGACGATATTCTGCCAGATATAGAAGCACTGGAATTGTTAAAGGAGGATGGTTGGGGACCTGAGCTTTCCTTCCTTTCAGGGCAGATTAGAGAAATTCTACAGCAGGCCGCCAGCCTAGAGCGTCAGGGGCTTAACCTTACTGAAAAAGCTACTGGAGCAATGGCTAGACGAGGAACGCTCATTGATGAGTTAGAGCAGCTTACGCCTCTATTGAATAAAGTCCGCAGGCAATATGCTGCCGCTGACCTACGCCCCCTACAGTTCCAAAAAGATGTATTCCGATACTTCCCTGCTGATGAAGCCCGAGGAATCACAAAGCTGTCTGAGTACAATAGTTCCCACTGGGTAACTTTCTTAGACAACATGAGGGGTGGGATATTCGCTGGTGACCTATCCCCTATAGCCGGTGTCCAACTACCTCTCAGCTTCCTGTTCCAACCACATCGGGCCATTCCACGATTAGTGGGAGCTGGGAAAAATAGCGTCCAGTCAAAAGATCTCCTGAACGTATTCCGTGAGAGCACCATGTTGAAGGTTGTTGAGGCTAATCCTCAACTGGCTAGAGACTTTGCTTTCTTTAGTGGATTTCCAGTGCAGACAGGGACACCTCAGGAGTTCGCAGGTGGATTTCTTAGGTTCATTAATCCACGGATACCAGGAACGAACATTAGGTTACCTTTGGGCAAGAAGTTTCAAGTTGCTAATGAGCGAATGTACAGCGTAGTCCTACGGCAGAGTATGGATCTATTTGATAACCTAACTAAGCAGCTAGCCGGTGCTGGAGTACTAGGGGATGAGGCTGGGGTACTTGCGGCGGATATGGCTGCCAAAGTCTTTCCTATGTGGAATCCATTTAGGCTAGGACTATCTCAGTCAAGGGCAGCTACAATCCGGGCTCTCCCGACTTCCGTTTCTTTCATGCTACAACCTGCGGCTCTAGTGGGAGAGGCAACTACTGGATTTGCTAAGATAGCCTTGAAGCAGACCCTGACTCCACAAGAGAAGCTGGCGGTCCAATTTATAACGGTCCTCTCGGGCTCAATAATGTCGCTGACGATTTCTAGTGCCTCAATCGATGCCCTAATTCGTGGTAATGATCCTATAGAGGCGATCAAGAACGCCACGAATCCCATAAGTGGCAAATTTGGCAATCTATTTTTACCAGGGACAGGTAGAAGTATTCCCTTGGGAGGTCCTTTCCGAGGAATCTTCAAAGCCATTGTTCCCAGAGAGGTAGATTGGGCCCCTGTTCCTATTCCTTTTGCTAATATAGGTAACTTCTTTCTCAATAGGGTAAACCCATTCTTGGGAACCCAGATAAAGCAAATACGGAACAAGGACTACTTCGGGGGCAAGATATGGAAAGGGGAACTCCCTGAACGGGTTATTAGAGGCCTAGCTTTTGAGTTAGAAGGATCTCTCCCTCTTATGGGTGGGACTGCAATCTCCGGTATACGTAGAGGTATTGATCCTGGCGATATAGCTGAGGAAGTAGCTGCCCAGGCTCTAGGTGTAAATCTAGGCCAAGAAACGGCTTTCCAACAACGGGACTTAGCTGTTCAAAAGTTTGTCCAGGAGCATGGTATAGAACGAGGGAAGGTTTTCCAACTCATAATAGACGGGGAGATCGTCGAAGTTGACCAATCCCAAAAGATTAAGTCTTTTTATGACTTAATCCCTGCGGATCGCCGAAGATTTGAAGCTGAAGATCCAGGTAGCGTAGCGAAAACAAAAGGTGAAACTAAACGTCAAGCCGATCAGGGTATTAAATTTGCGGTCACTAGGCAGGATGCTGAGGACTTAAAAGAAGAGTCCATGAAGTTCCAACTAGCAGATGACGATCTCCTGATAAATAACGAGATCTCTCCCACTGAATGGATAAAGAAGCGCAGAAAAAGGAAGGACTCGCTAAACGATAAGCGTGGCCAGATTTACTCAAACATAGATACTAGAGACCCGGAAACTGTTATTGATTACTACTTCGCTGAGTTCGACCGAATAAAGACAAAGTTCAACGACGTAATGACGGACGATGCTTGGCAGGAATTGGAGTTCTGGATTGAGAGTCAGCCCTTGGAGACTCAACAGTTCATAGATGCCAATACTGGACTAGCCCCAATGACTCCAAAGGAACAGGAATACAAGGAGGACCTAGTTACTCTCCATCCGTACTTTGATATCAGAGACTACATCATTAGGGATCGTGACACATTCGAGATTTCAGAGTCTCTGGCCAAACAGTACCAAGAATGGCTGGATGCTGGACCCGGAGATAGAGCTGCTATTAAGAGGAGTAATCCAGACATTCGTAAGATTGAGAGTAAGTTGGTTCCGGACCTTCAATTCCTAATGCGTTTTCAGAACCCTAAGATTGACCGTCTAGTCATAAAATGGGAGTACAGCACAAGTCTACCAAGGAACCCGGCTAACCTACGAGAGTTACAAGGTGCGACTCCATGAAACCGGTTCGTTGCCCTTACTGTGACAAGAAACTAGCCGAGCACCTAGACGGCTTACTTATCATGACCTGCAAGTGTGGCCAGGTGGTCACTATAGACAGGAGAATCCCTGCGGGTATAAGATAGCCTCAACATATCTCTAGTGTGCTAAGTCGCCGTTTGTAGCAGTGCGTTCATCGCCAGTCTGCCAATGAGCGGCGCTATGACAACTCCAGCCGGAACCCAAGATCTCTCGGCATCTCCTTCTGAGAAGACAGAGGACTCCCAAGAGGTCGATTGGAAAGCCCGAGCAGAAGCCGCCGAATCCAACAGTCGAAAGTTGGAGAACGACCTAAAGTCAGAGCAAGGCCGGCGGACTCGGGACCAGGTCCTAACCGAACTGGTAGAGAACTTCGGGGGTATGCAGGCTCAACTCACTGCTATCGCTAACCGTACCGCTAGTGGAGAGACTGACTACTTACCTGCCGACTTTGCCGAGATAGACCAGAAGAAAGCAGTGGCTACCGCTACCCGTAACTGGCAGGGCAACTACGAAGAGGCTGAACGGAATCTAGCAGATGCCATCATGGATGACGAAGATAAGGTCATTCTAGACAAAGAAGCCATCGCCAGACTAAGTACTCAGTGGCAGGAAGCCCAGAAGAACGGCGATGTCCCTGGTCTGTATCGGGTAATTGGACAAGCAGGAAAAGAAGCTAGACTGGCAGAAAGACAGAAAGCTCAGGCAAATGTTACCGAAGTTGAGGAAACTGCCAAGGCTGCTAAGAAGGTCTCGGATACCAAGCACGGGAACCATGATCTAGCAATCGGCACTCCCTCAGGCGCAGGTAGCGGTCTCAAGTCTCGGGAGCAAATTCTAAGCGTAACAAACGTCAATGACATCAGCAAGGAAGATTATGAGGCATATGTTGCTGGTGCTTAGGAGAAATTGCTATGGCCATCGGGAATTTTAACCCTACAATCTGGAGTGCGGGGTTCCTCGTAAACCTTAACAAGGCCCATGTCCATGCGGACGTGCTGAATAGGGACTACGAGGGTGAAATCCAAGCCGCAGGTGACACAGTAAAGATTAGCTCCATCGGTCGTGTCACTGTTCGAGCCTACACCACAAACTCCGGGCTCGGCGGTACGGACGCTTCTCCTACCTTTACTGCCATCCAACGCCCCGAAGTTCTCCAAGGTTCCTCGTTGTTCTTGACGATTGACCAACAGGAGTACTTCAACTTCGCCATAGACGATATAGATGCCTTCCAACAGAAGCCCAAGCTCATGGACAAGGCTATGAAGGAAGCAGCCTACGCAATGGCGAATGAGGTAGACCAATTCGTAAACTCCACCATACAAACCGGTGTATCTGGCACAGGTAATGGCACCGGTAACCGACTGACTGCTCGTACCGTTGGTGTCGGTGCCGGAGATGACGATGCCTACGAGCTGCTGGTGGACCTATCAGTCAAACTAGCCGAGAATGACGTGACCGGCCCCATGTGGGCAATCATTCCTCCATGGATGCATGGAATGCTCCTGAAAGATGTCCGGTTCACCAACTACGGGACGGAACAGAACCGGGCAGTGCTGGAGAACGGACTGATAGGTAAAGCAGCAGGGTTTGAACTCCGGGTGTCGAACAACCTATCTGGTGCGACATCTGGGACCTTGGCTGTTGCCGGGGGAGTGTATACGGTTCTATCTGGGGTCAAGGAAGCAGCTACCTACGCTGAACAGATCCAATCCATCACCGCATTCCAACCCCATGACGGGTTCAGCGATGCCGTGAGAGGACTACATAACTACGGGGCGAAGGTAACTAGGCCATTCGCACTCGCTTCCTGCGAAGTCACCCAGGCGTAAGGAGAAACAATGGCAACTACAGCGGTAACCGCAGAACTTATGGCAGTTAATACTCGCTCTGCTGACCTGCCTGACGCAGGCGGTGGGAGCGGTAACGGATTGGTAGCTACTACACCATCTGACGGGTGGGTTGTCAGCCCAGCATCTGGCGAACAGTTTGATGAGAGGACCTGGTTCCGTGTCACTGCTGATTCAACAGGAGATACAGCGACCTTCAAAGCAGGAGATCGCTACCCGGCACAGAGAGCTGATCTCGGTG